TCGCGCTGTTGGATGCATTGGTCGCCGAGGTCGATGCGTTGCTCGCGCTGGTAGAGGCCGCAGAAGCGCTGCTGGCCGCATTGGTTGCGGAGGTGCTGGCGTTGCTAGCCGAGGTTGAAGCAGCAGAGGCAGAGGCCGCCGCAGCAGTTGCCGAGGAAGTCGCAGACGCAGCATCTACCAGTAGCGACCATTTGGCGCTGTCAGCATTGGTATTGATTGGCTGCGATCCACTAGAGGTGTGCTGCGTAATACACTGCCAGATGTTGTTATTGGTCGTATCCTTAACAATGTCACGGACGTAGTACAGCGTGCCACTTGCCCAATTGCCACGGTTTGTGCCAAGCGTTTCTCCAAGAGCTGGATTACCGTTTGAGTCAAACCCCAGGGTCTTATTGGCCCGCAACGATGCGCGGGGCAGCGTCATGTTGATGCTGGTCGGATCTGTCTGCGGGGCTTGCAATGCACGCTGCAGACCTTCAGCATTTTGCTGCGCGAAGATGGTCTGCTGATCCATCTCGTTGTTGACCGTGTTGGCAAAGAAGTCGCCGCCGGTCACAAAGTCGGTTGTGCGCTGAATGTTGCGGTTGCCAACAATCGCAATCTGGGTCGCCCCCGTGGGCGTGGCCGTCAGCGTGACAAAGCCGGTGCCGTTGCTGTTGATGGTCACCGTGTAGTCGGTGGTCAACGTCAGCAGAGTGTCATCCCGGTAGACCGCGATGTCGCTCGCGGCCAGGATCTCAAAGGTGAAGTTGTACGGGCCGGTGCCGCTGGCAGCCAGCACCACACGGCGGGTCACGTTGGAAATTGGGACGCCCATGACTCAATCCTTCCTGTTGGAAATTGTACGGTCAGCAGGCTATTCAGCCATAGCCTCTCGCGGGGTTTTTTGATACCTTCTTTCGGCCAGCATTCGGTTGCGCTGAATCTGCCGATATGCGTCTGGATGCGTCTGCTGGAAGGCCGGGGAATCAATTGCCATGTCCCGGTACTCACCCATGAGCGAGGCCAGCTTGTTGGAGATGCCCTCATATGCACCACGCTGCATCTCCTGGACAAAGGCCGGGTTGGTCAGTTCAGCCTGCACCGCAGCCTTGAAGCTCTTGCCCTCAATGGCAATGCTGTTCATCAGCAGCAGCATATCGCTGTACTCGTTGTCATTAAGTCTAATGTTCGCAACGGTACGCTCCGGCTTGTTCAGCGGGAACTTCTGGCGGGCCTTGGCGATATCTAGCAGCCTCTGCTCGGTGGGATCGAGGTCGCGCTCCTTTTTGTTGAAGGGGACGATGAACGACAGTGCATCAGGCTCGCCGGTCTTGACCTCCTCGCCCCACAGGTTGCGGCTGGGTGCCGCGCTCTGTGACAGGATTGGCGTCTTGGCCAGCCAGCTGCGGAACAGGAAATCGAAGTGCCGCTCACCGGGGGGCAGGCTGGCGTCCATGGTGACCTCACGCTTGGTCGGATCCATGACGTTTTCAATCTGGCGCACCAGGCCGCCGGCAGGCATAGGCACCGGCACCATACCGCCGATCATGTTTTGAGCGATGCCGCCAAAGAACTTATTGGCAGCAGCGCTGGCCGACTCCCCCTTTGGGTCACGCTTGATTTGCTCAACCATCTCGGTCAGGTTGGCCACGCTCTGCATAAAGGGCAATTCACCAATGTATTTGAACGGCAGCAGGGCCGAGTACAGCAGCAGGTCGTGCCACTCATCATCGTCCTCTTTGCCGTACACAGCGCCGATCTCGGCCAGGGTGGCAGCCATGCCCAGCATCCCGCCAATGGGTTCCAGGCCAGCGTAGCTGCGATAGATGCCCTTGCCGTCTTCTGTTGTGCCCGTCCTCCAAGAGAAGGGCTGCCAGCCGGTAGTCTCTTGCAGGAACTTGCGACGGGCCGGATCAGTCGGGCCGGCCCCGGTAATCGTTCCGTCCAGAGCCAGGTAATAGCCGTAGCCCATGAATGCCGCGCCCTGGCTCATCTTGCCGAGCGCCATTTGGCGGCGGGCACCGCCGGCAGCCATGTCGGCGCGAATGTCATCCAGTGCGAAGTTCAGCAGGGGGGTGCGGGCCACCATCTGCTTTTGCGCGTTGACCACCGTCTTGATGAACGGGGCCAGCACAGTGCCAACCGGGCCGGCACCCATGTTATCCAGCTTGTTCCGCATGGTCGTCAGCGCCTGGCCGAAGGTGCCCAGGTCGCTTTGCAGCGTACCGTCCAGCACGCCCTGGTGAACCCGGTCAACAATGCGAGCATCAGGATTGCTGATCTGCATGGCCATGCCATCCAGCGCGGTGTCAGGATTTACGCCATTTCGCATGGCGGTCAGGGCGTCCCGAGCTGCCAGGCGGCGTGTCTCCATCTGGGCGATCATGGCCTTGCCCATCTCGTCCACGGCCAGCATGGAGCGGAATGGCAAGCGGATTGCCTTACCCAAGAAGTCCACGGCATGGGCCATGGGGGTTTCGGGATCAGCAAACAGCTTGGCGCTCAGTGCCGGGTCGGGCGTCTTTTCTACATCTCTGCCAACCTTGTAGACCGGCGCGTCCTCGACAAATGCCTTGAACCCCGCCTTCAGTCCATTGGGCAAGCTGAAGAAGAAGTTGGCCATCTCCACGATGGCCTCGGTCGCGGTAACAGAATCGGCGCTGTTGGAGCCAAAAATGGGCGTGATGACCGTCTTGTCAACGGCGCGGCCAACGGTGGAGGCAAAGGCCGTGTCAGCCCCCCTGGCAAGCGTCAGAACCATGTTTCCAAACAGCGCCCGCTCAGTGGTAGCCGGGGCATACATCAGGCTGGACAGGTACATCTCTTTCCAGATCTTGCCCAGCTGCTGCGTAGTGGTGCCGGCCATCTCGGTGAAGCGGGCCTTCTGGTCTATCGTGAGCTGCTGGTAAGCCTGCGCCAGGTTCTTCATGTTGGCGCGGCCACCCATCTCGTTGAGCAGGGCAGTGATCTGATTCGGGTCGGACAAGCCGGTGGTGCCATCAACCGGCAGCCGGAAGGAGCGCAGTGCTCGGGCCGTTTCTGTCTGCGCCGCCTTCAGTCGCATCTGGATGGCCGCATGGGTGGCGAGCTGGTTGCGGAATTGCAGCAGGAGGTTGTCGTCCTCGGTGCCGGCAGGCATGGCTTTGATCTGGGTCGTCAGATCCTCCAGCGACCGAGCCGAGCGCACCAGCAGATGCCTGGCGGCCAGCAGCTTCTCGGCGCTTAGGGTATCCCCAACCTTCATCTGCAGCAGCTCGGGCGCGATGTTCAGGCGGGCAGCCATGTCCTTAAGGACTTCATCCGAAACCACACCCCTCTTGGCCGCATCGGTCTGCGTAGCAAAAGCCTTGCTGGTGGCATCAATGATCTTGTCGATGTCCTCGGGGGCCTGGATGTAGTTGAAGTTGAAGTCCACGCCGACGGCAGGCGCGTCAACACCAGACAAGAACTTATCGGCATCTTCAGGCGTGACAGCCCGGATCACCACACCAGGCACTTCAGGGCCAACTGCGTCTGGCGCAGTGGCCGACACGCTACCAGGCGGTGCTGCAGCAGCATCATCTGCAGCCCGAATTGCCGAGCCCATCTCTTCCGGCGTTGCAGGCGGGAACGGAGCAGGCGCACCTTCTTCTGCGGCAGCCTTCTTCTTTGGGGTTACTGCCTTCTTGATGACTTGAGCAGCACCAGTTGTCTTTTTGCGTTCAGCAGCAATCGCCGCCTCTTGCACAACTTGCTGCGCTGCAGCAGCACCAGCCTCATCTGCAACCCTCGGGGCAGTGCTGGTTCCCTGCCGAATGACCTTCAGCGGGATGTTGACCAGCTTATCCATCAGACCGGCGACCGGCTCATATTCCTCTTGCGTCTGGGCGGGAAGAAGCTCGCCAAGCGGATCGGCGGGGGCCTGCTCAGGCTGGTCTTCTACAGCCGGCAGCATGGAGCTAAGACGCTCATTCAGCGGAGGGATGGCCATTATTTTTGCTCCTTGTCATCAGCAGTGGCCGATGGAATCGCTGCCGCTGCCGCAGTAGCAGCCGCCTTTGGCGACTTGGTCGCTGCACGCCCAGCAGCGCGACCAGCCGCGCCAGCGCCTTTGGCAAGTCCAGCGGCATCCAAACCCAGCAACATGGTGTCGGCTAGACCTTCCTTGCGCCCGGTCTTGACAACCGGCACTAGGCCGCCCGTGCCACGCGGAGGCATTGCTATGGGGCTGTTGCCGTAGGCCCAGTTCTCTAGTTCCTCGGGAGACTTGCCCATCAGCAGGTCGCCGACGCCCATGCCGCCGAGCAAAGGAACGAAGTCTTTAATCTCGTACTGGTTGGCCAGGTCGCGCACGTTTCGCACGAAGTCAGCAACGCCGCCCATTACAGGGTTGCGCGGGGTCGGCTTGATGCTCGGCATTCCGGTGCCAGCGTCTGACATCGTGTTGGTCGGGCCAGCCGCCAACATGATGGGCCGGCCCACCGGCATCATCTCGCCATATGGCGTGCGGTAGTAGACCACCTGGCCGTCGTCGGTGTCCTCGGTGATGACCTCGTCGTCGTTGCCTTCTGCGGCACGCTCAAGCAAACCCTGCCGCACACCAGGGGTGGTGATGTAGGCATCTGCCATGTAGATGTCTTCAATGGTCGGCTGCTTGGTTCTCATTACTTGGCCTCCGTCTTAACTTTGGCTTTGTTGGTTCGGTAGTCTTGCACCGCAGCGCGTGCGCTTCTGATGTTGATTGGATCGGCCTTGGCTTTTACCGCAGCAGCGAATGCCGCCTCAACAGCTTGCTCGTTTAAAAGATCAACACCTTGCAGCTGCGGAAGGCTTAGGACTGCCTGCGCCTGATTGCCACTGGCTGCAATTGAAAAAGCCTTGGACATTCCTCCACCAGCCTGTTCAGCCAGTGCGGTGCCTTTGTCCCTGATCTGCACGGGGGTGGGCAGTCGCCCCTGTGCGTCTGGTGTGCGCGTGTACGTATACAACTCTGTCACAAGACTATTGCGGGTCGCTATAGCTAGCTGGCGGGCAGCGGCGTCCTTAAGCTCTGGAGGCAAATTTTCAGACTGGATGCCAACAGCCATACCAATCATCTTCACGCCGAAGCTGATGTCATCGCTGGGGTTGTTCAGCTGGGTCAGCAGCTGGCGCTTGGTAGCCCGCGTCAGCGGAGCGGCCAAGATCTCTGTGTCAGTCGCCAGACCTGTTGCAACGCGCTGCGTAAGACGCGAGAAAGAGGCCAGGTCGTCGCGCTGCGGCCCGGTGGCATCGTCACTGAACATGAAGTCCCGCGCCTTCTTGAGGGTTTCGGGCGACACGGGCAGGGCGCTCAACTGCGTGAACAGTTGCTTGTGAACCTTGGGATCTGAACTGATGTACATCTGGCGCAAGATCGCCTCGCCCTGATTTACAGAATCAACCATCCCAAGCTCAATTTCATTCTTGCGAGATGTGGCTGCCTGAACAAAAGTTGCTTCAACCTTTCGCAAACCATCTCTGTCGTTCTTGATTAAGTGGTCAACATGGGGCTTCAGGTTGCCGACATCACCAGCGCGCAACCTGGCAAGGGCAGTCCGAGGATCACGCAGGTTCTCCTCAGTCAGCATGAACTTTTCCAGCACATTGATGCGGGCTTCACGAATGGCATCAATTGCTTCCTTGCCGTATTGCGCCTGCATCGCAGGGTCAGACAGAACCAGCGCTGCGTTATTGACATTTGAGCGGAATACTCTTGCGTGAGAAAGTTCAAAATTCTCGGGGTCTGCCTCGGCCTGCGAGAACAGCAATTGTTTTTTGTTCTGGAAGTCCTGTAGAAATTTGACCTTGAACTGTTCTTGCGCCCGCTTAACCTGCTCATTCAGCGCCTGCTTGTAGATGCTGTTCCCTGTGGTCGCCATCGTGGCGCGGAACTTGTACGCTGCCTCGGGGTCAATCTGGGACAAAGTGCGACCCAGGCCGTCGGTCATGGTCTGGATCTGCGTAAGAATCTGCTGGCCATCAGCCTGGCCCAGCTTGACCTTCTCAAGCATCTCAACCAGCTTGGCATTGCCTTCCATCTCAAACTGCTGAGATAGCTGCAGAGCGCGGGACTTGCGGACAGCCTGCTGGAATACACTGAGCGGGTTGCCGCCCAGATCCAAGTCGTCCAGCCTGCCGTTTTTGGCGGCCTCAATTTGCTCCGGTGTAGGCGGGTTCTCGGCAGCAAACTGCAGCCCCTCCTTCTCGCGCTGCCGCAAGGCCTCGCCAAACAGGCTGGCGCTCATGCGGTCAAGCGCCTCAGCGATCTGGCCAGCGCCCTGTGCTTCGGCACGCGGGCCGATGAAGTTGACCTCACCCACCCCCACGCGCTGCATGGGGGAGGAGCCTGGTGCGCGGATGTCCACGCGGCCTGATTCAATGCGCCCGGTTGCCATCAGTACTCTCCCTCGCCAAACGTGCCGCTACCGCCACCGAATGGTTTGTATTTATAGCCACCAGAGAACGGGTCAGCTTTGGTCAGATTCGTCACGCCACGCGCCAGCGTCATGTTGGCCAGCATCCCGCCGGTTCTCCTGGTGGCCGCTGCAGCCTGGCCGTACTGGCCGGCCTGGCGCTGGGCCTGGAACAGGTTCAAAGTGTTCTGCAGCTCGGTGGACTGCAGCAGGCCGGAGGCATCCTCAAAACCCAGCACCTTGGCCGTCAGGGCATTGAGCTGGGTCACATCCACATCGCGCATCGTGGCGGCCACGTTTTCAGCCTGGACAGCGTCAATGGAGCCGGAGCCCAGCGCCACACCGCTGGCAGCGGCACGGGCACGCAGGGCCGCGTTAGTCTGCCTCATGTTTCGCAGCAGGGTGTTGCCGGCGATCTGCCAATTGCGAGATTCGGTTTCTGCTTTCTGCAGCATCCGGCCCGCCTGCACAGCGGCATAAGTAGAGTCCAAATCGGCCCGCACCTCGGCAATCGCCAAAGTGTCGCGTGCTTGCAACAGATAGCCGGTTTGTTGCTGGATGGCCGAGGCCCGCTGCATCTCTGACGCAGCATATGCGTCCAGGATGCCGCCGGCCGCCTGCGCTTGTCCAAGGGTGGGGGTGGTTGCCATGGTCAGGTTCCTGCGTTAACAGCCACACGGTAATCAAGGCCGAGCAGCGTCATCTTTAACGGCAAGACCTGCGACACCTCAATGGCCTGCTCGCGGCTGTAGCCAAGCACACCATTGACGCGCTTGATGCCGGTAAAGGTGGGCTCGGGCGCATCCAGTAGCGGGTTGTCAAACAAGCGGAAAGCCACCGGCTGGTTATTGACCACCAGGTGCTGGGTGTCCTTGACCACCGCGTTGATCTCGACGATGCGCTTTTTAAAGCCCACCCGGTTGCCGGTCTGCAGCCGGATGTCCACCGGCATGGTCTTGACATAGACCGTGACCGGCAGGCCGACCTCGTAGCTGGTCACAGACTCGCGATCAAAGGTCACCGCGCCGCCACCGCTGACAGTCTCGTTGCCTTGGGGCACGCCATCGCAGATGACGTTCAGGGATTTGCCAATGTGCGGCAGGCCCGAACCGACGCCACCTGCAGACCCGCCCGTAAAGGCGCAGTCCGTGTACAGGCTGTCGCTCAACAGCTCTACAAAGTAGCGATCCACGCTGTTAAAGGTGCGCTTGGTGACGCAATAGATCTGAGTCACATCTACGCCAACGTCGATAAATCGGCCATCGGTGGTGAACTCGCTGGGGCTCGTGATCTGCTGCGAGCGCATCAGCGAGAAGACGGCCATGCTGCCGTCGGACTCGTTGGTCAGCATCAACAGGTCGGCCTCGTCGGTGCTGGCGGCACGGCGCAAGGCGACACGCTGAGGCGTCTTTAGCAGATGGCCAGACAACAGCGAGATGCGGTTTGTGACGTAGGTAGCTTGCGTGTCCGTGAACACAAACTCATTGAGGGACTTGCCTTGGCGCTGTATGTAAACCGAGCCGGACTCAATGGTCAGCACGCGGGTGCCAGGCTTGATGCCGTTCCTGCTGACGTTTTTGAATGTAAAGGTCAGCGGGGTGATCGGGTCGCTGTCGCGCTGCGGTACATAGAACTCGCCGCCAGTGGTAAAGACCTGAAAGTCACGCGAGCTGATGATGTCGGTGATGACGTTCAACTCGTTGGTATCTAGCGTGGCCTCGACAGCATCGTCGTCCAGGGACTCGGTCGGCACAAACTCAAAGAACAGTCCGATCTTGCTGCCCCAGATGGTGGACGGGCGCGACTTGCTGCCGCCGAAATACAGTCGGCCTTCATGAAAAGTGACCGACCGCGGCCACCCCTTGGTGCTGCTCCACACATCCTCGTAGTTGTGCTCCAGCTCCCAGCGGCCAGCGTCTATTAGCGCGGCACTGAAGAACGGGTACTCAGTAATAGCCTCAACAACCGTGGCCGACACATAGCGAACGATGCGAGCACGGCCCTGCGGGGTAGCGTTAACGTACTGGTTGACCGACTCGGTTGTCCAGGTGGTCACCTGATAGTTGCTGGCACTAGTTGGGGTTGTGGTGAAAGCCTCATCAACCGTCGCCACCTTGGTGCTTCCAACGTAGTCTTTGATGATGCGGATTTGCCCAACACCAGTGCCCCCCGTGATGGTGACGTACATCCCATTGTAGATGTCGTCAGTGGCACTGGCGGTTGATTTCAGCGTGATGGTCGTGCTGGTGCCAGCCTGCGCTGCACCGCTGTCATGGTTGGTTGCTGATGCTGTCAGCGTGATGTTGCCAGAGACCGCAGATGGGGTCAGCGTCGAGCCAATGTTCGTGTCGAACTGTATGTTGAATGCGTACTTGGGGATGCTGTCAAACGTGATGGTGGTGGCCGTCCAAGTCGCATCGCTACCGCCACGCACGATCTTGACCGGCTGCAGATCGGGATGCACCACGATCAGGGTGTCAGCGCTCTGCGTCCAGCACATATCGTCCACCATGTCGCTGGTGACACTGGTGGTCAGGTAGTTGTTGGCACCACCATTGATGGCCGTGACCACTGCCCCGTTCTTGATGACGTACATCCGCTGGTGCGTGAAGCACAGCATATAACTGTCGGACACCGAGAACTGAAACGGCACTAGGCGCACACCGTTGCCGGCGCTGGGCGTGCTGCTGTTTGGCAGCTCCAGGATGTGCTTGGTGCCAGGCCGGCGGCGCAGTCCACCCTGGGGCTGGATCAAGACGTTGGTGGCCTTGGCCAGGGCGTTGTTGTACTGATCAAGATCGACACGCGCCCGCATCAACGGGTCAAGCTCGCCCGTCGAGAAGTTGGTCTGCAGGTCAACGAATCGGGACATCAGTACCTCGCCGTGATCAGGGTGTAGTCGTCGATCACCTTGATGGTGTTGTTCGCGCCATCAATCTGCGTGGCCTGCCTGAAATGGCCTCCGCGCCCGTTCTCGCTAGGCTCGCCCAGCGCCATGCGCCGCCAGAAGCCAGCCTTCTCAGCTTGCTCGGTGATCGGCTCGGCAATGTGCCAGGCCACCTGGTACTTGAGCAGTTGCACGAAATACTGCGGCATTGCGTACTCGGGGGTGCTGTACTGGTAGTCGATGTAGACCGTTTCCAGATTAGTCAGCAGCTGGTCGCCCTGGATCTCCCACTCCTTGCGTGGCGTGGCACCAACAGCAGCCGAGTCATACACGGCGCGGGGGCCACCCAGGCGGTCGCCGGGAAGTTGGTAGGCGTACTTCCAGACGCTGCCGGGGGCCGTGATCAGCCGAGACAGCGCAATCTTCTTCATGCTGAAACTCCACGGATACATCATCAGCGTGGAGTCTCGGATGTCGGGGTATAGGCGGTCACACACGCTGGACTCGTCGGTGCCATCGTTGAAGGACGAAATGGCCTTCGCGCCCAACATCAGTAGGGCATCCGAACAGATGGTGATTCCAGTGTCGCCTGCTGCCATGTGAACCTCTCAATGTGAGAAGGGCCAGCCTCCGATTGCTCAGGGGCTGGCCCACTTTTGCCGGCGAGGATTAATCGCCGTCAGTGGCCGACAGGGTGGTGCCGTCGGTAACGTCCACCACGCCGGAGGCGTTGGAGACAACATACACCAGGGTGACCACGGCGGTAGTGCCGGTGGAGGTCACGCAGTGGATGACATCGCCAACTTCCAGGGTGTTGGCCAGCGAGTTGAAGTACCCGCTGGTGTTGACATCAGCAATGGCGTCGGTGGTTTTGTAACCAT